GGAGCGGGTCTGCCCTACCTTGTCGGCATTCTTGAGCAGATTTTTCACCATCTGCCCAAGAACAGCCGTACCGGGGTTCTCCGTTACCGTTTCGATGTGCTGCATAAAACCGTAGCGCTTGATGGATGCCGCGTTGCTGGCCTGTGCACCTATGTAGGCTTTACCGTCGTCCTCGGCGGCAATGACAACAGCGTTGTAGGTGTCCTCAATGCTGTCCTCACCGCTCACCTGACCGAGCGCCCAGGTGATGTCAAATGCGGCGATATTTTTCGCAGGCTTGTGCATCGCCTTGATGGGCGCTGTCGGCAGCGCCTCGACCTGCAGGCCGCTGTCGTCCACGCGGTGGCGGTACTGCTTGCCGGTCGCAGACGTGCAGGTGTTCAGCACATCGCTGATAATGTCGGACGGCGTTGAGCCGGTCCACAGCTGCGTGATTTTGGTCGGCAGGCTGCACACCTTGCCGACCGTTACGCCCGCCTTGGCACACGCCTTGCGGATCACCTGATCGGCTGCAAGGTTGTTGACCTGCAGCACGATTTCCGACTTGTTGAGATACCAGCCGCGGTCATAGGCGGTAACACCGCCGTCCAGCGTCACCGTGATAATGATGCCCGAGAACACGGTCTTGCCCTGATTGGTCACGCGCACCTTGTCGCCCGGCGCAAGCGCCAGCTTAGGCGTGTACTTGTCCCACGGCGAGATAAACGTCGTAAACGTCAGCTCCGCCGCCAGTGTGTCGAGGTCGTCCGTCAGCGTCATGCCACTCGCAAACGCAGTGATATCGCGCGGCTGTGCGCCGTCGCGGTACAGTATCAGCTTGTGGTCATCGACATATCCTGCCGCCATCGGCGCACCTCCTCATTTGATAAATCTGTATTCTGTAACGGCAATGCTGTACTCCAGATCACCGTTGCGGCGCACGGTAACATCAAAGCTGTTCACCGTCACCGGCATGTTAAGTCGTGCCGCACCCTTGCTGTCGAGCACGATCAGCCGGAACGGCACCTTCTTGTCGCGCCACCGGTCGAAGAAATCGACATACGCCCAACCATCCGCAGATGCCTCGGACGGCATGAAGAAGTACCGGTGCACCGGAAGCAGTGCCGTCCACTCCATGTGCCGCAGACCAAGCGTGCCGATGCGTCGATAGTCTCGGCTCAGGCCCTCGTAGGTCTCGTGATGCTGCTCCGGCTGCGGAATCGGGAAATCCGGCGGACAGTGCGGCATGACCCAGACTTCTTCGTTGTTGTTCACGCTGAAAATAATCTTGTACACTTACCGCACCTCCTTATGTGTTGCCGAGCGCCGCCAGCACCTTGCGGCCGACGTACTCACCGACCTGCTCGGTATACTCACGGTTGCCGATCACGTTGCCCTGGATGGTGACGTTGACCGTCACGCTCCGACCGCCTGCCGCCTTGACAGACACGTCATGCGGGATGATCTGCGTGCCGCTCGGCAGGTTCATGATCTCACCGCCGCGCTCGTTGACACGGGTCAGGCCGCCGCGCCAATAGGGCGTACCGGTTGCCTTGCCGAGTCCCGGCAGGCTCAGCAGGCTGCTGGGTGTCGGCTTAGGTACCGTCGTAGTGGTCGAGGTCGTGGTCTTGACCGGACCGGCCGTTGTAGTCGTTTTGCTGCTGGTCTTGGTCTGGGTCGTACCTGTGGACGTGCCCGAGCGATTGCCCGTTGTGGCATTGTCCACCCACTCGACAGCCGTGCCAAGCGCACCTTTCGCGCCCTTGTACAAACTGCCCAGGATGGGGATGCTCTCGATCTTGTCGTTGAGCCACGAGAGCTTGTCTCCGACCCATTCCAGAGCCGTCTTAGCGGCGTTTTTTACCTTATTGAACGCACCGGAAAAGGCCGTGCCAATCCGGATGCTGACGTCCTTAAACTTGTTCCAAAGGCTCTGCGCACCGGCCTTGATTGTGTCCCAGTGTTTGTAGAGCAGCACGCCCACTGCAATCAGCGCCTCGATAGCAAGGATGACTGCACCGATCGGGTTTGCCGCCATTGCAGCGTTAAGTCCGGTCTGCGCAACTGTCGCTGTGCCGGTGGCGGCAGCCTGACCGCCCAGCACACCGGTCATAGTCAGCACCGTCTTAATGATACCGCCGATATTGCCTACGCAGTCGGCCAGTCCATTATTAAAATCCAGCACCTTCTTGATCGCCCATGCAGCAGCTAAGCCTTTGAGCACGTTTACAAGCGTGTCACTGTGGTCTTTGCACCATTTCAGCGCGTCACCGGCCTTTTGCAGCATATCGCCTGCCTTCTGGGCGCCGAGCTGCACACCGTTTACCAGCAGATCCGCCAGCCGTTCCAGACCGCCTCCGGCAATCCAGCTGTCGAGCTTTGCCATCAGCGTGTCCAGCTTGCCGTTAAGCCAGTCCATTGGCTTGGCGTTGAACGCCTTGGAAAAATGCGAGCCGACAACATCCAGTGCCTTGGACGCACGGCCGGCCAGCTCCGAGCCGACCTTGCCTGCAAAGCCTTTGACGGTGGCCTTGAGCGTGTCCACCTTATCGTTAAGGGCATTCGCACTGTCCAGCGTGTCCTGCGACAGAATAACACCGGCCTTCTCGGCCTTACCGGCCAGCTCCTGCAGGGCGGCACCGCCGTCATCGACGATACCGGCAAGGCTGTCCGCACTTTTGCCAAACAGGGTCATTGCCAGCGTGTCGCGCTCGGTCTCGTTCTGCACTTTGGACAGCGCGGTCAAAGTCTCGTAAAAGACCGTCGTGCTGTTACGCAGATGACCGTTGCTGTCCTTGACCTTAATGCCGAGCTGATCCCATGCCGCAATCGTTGTCTTGCTGGTCGAGATCATGTTCTTCTTCATTTTTGCGGCAGACTTGACGATATCGTCAATCGACACGTCGATCAGGTCCGATGCGTACTGCCATTTCTGGATGTCTGCCGTCGAAAAGCCGCTCTGTTTTGCCAGAGTGTTAAGGTCATCGGCGGCGAGTGCGCTTTTGAGCGTCAGCGCCGACAGACCGGTTGCCACGGCAGTTGTACCGGCAACGATTGCCGCACCGGCTTTCTTGGCGTAGTCCTGCAAGGCTGCGACCGACTTATTTTTAAACGCCACCACGCTGCGCGTAGCGGAGATCATGCTGCTGTCGATTGCCTTGCCGGACTTCTTCGCGTTCTGGGCGGCCTTGACCAAACCGCCGGACATATTATCCCGCACCGTCAGGACGGTGTTGATAACCTTATTTTTAGCCACTATTCCGTCCCTCCTCCGGTGCATACGCGCGGCAGATGCCCTCCGCGACGATGTTTATCATATTCTCGTACCAGCGCGCCCGCCCGACTCGCAGCACCGCACGGTCTGCGTAGCTCATCTGCCGGATTTGCTCCGGCGTGATGCCTCGTGCCGCGTAAAATGCTGCAAGGTCGAGCACCGGGTCGCGCTCAATCAGTTTTTTGCCGGGTCCTCATCCTCATCACCGGCAATCAGACCGAGCCAGGCAAACAGGGATGCCGCGAGCGCATTGACCTCGCGGACATCCATCAGCACCCAGATAACGTCGTACGGGTCGGTCACGCCGAGCGCGGTGTGCAGCTCCGGGTCCTGCAATGCCGGACAACAGTCATAGATCAGCTGTGCACCGATGTTCAGCATCTGCGCCGGCTGCTCTCGTGCAGCGAGAAATGCCTCATAAGCATCCAGCTGCGCGGTGTGCCCGATCTTTACAAAATCAAGCAGCTGACCGCCGACCTTAAACTGAATGACCTTGGCTTTGTCAGCCTTGCGCTGCTCGGCTTTCGCCGCCAGCGCGTCCAGTAACTTTTTATCCATATACCATTTCCTCCATAAATTCGCCGGTCTCCTCGGCGGTCTCGATCCAGGTGAGCCGCAGCATGACTGTCAGCGTCTCGCCGTCTGCGTCGCAGGTGATGTCGTCCTCCGGGATGAGCACCACGTCCTGCACGGTCACGCCCTCCCGCAGCGCCGTGCGGATCGCGTCAGCGGCGGCGTTCAGTTCGTCCCGCGGGCGCGTGCCGTCGGCGGGATAAAAATAAATCTCGATGTCGCAGCCGGTCTCGGCGTAGTCGTCCGTGCCCATGCCGTCGGTCTGACCAACGTCAATGCGGTAACTGCGCCGCACCAGCGGAGCCTTAACATCGTCACGGATACGCCCGGCAGGCAGGTCGGCGGCCCCCAGCGCCGCACTTACCACCGCGCCGAGCGCATCGTCTATCTCTTTCCATCGGATCATAGCTTGTTAATCACCTCGTCCAGAGCGTCCTCGGCGGCCTGCTGAAACTGCTCATCAAAGCCTTGCGCGGCCTTGTCAAAGACCTCGCGGCCCGGCTGCTTCTTTCCTCGGGTGCCGTCTCGTGCTTTGGGTGTCCATTCCTGCTCGACCAGATGGCCGATCGGGTCACCCGAATACACGCGGATACGCATCTGGCCGTCCTTGGTATACACCTTGCCGCGCTTGATGCTCTTGTGGTACTGACCGGCGGCGCGGTCATACTCTTTGCGGTGCACCGCTGTGCGGTTGACCGTTGCACGCGCCTGCTGGGCGGTCTTGCGGCGCAGCTTGCTGCCCTCATCGCGGAGCAGCTTTTTCTGCACCTTTTCCAGCTCCTTGGGCTGTGCGCCCAGCTGCTCGGCAAACTCCATCAGCTCCGAGCAATCAAAACCATCACGAGCCATCGCGTGTCACCTCTCCCTGCCGCAGTGTGCAGTAGATTTCTACCCAGCCGCGGCGGTTATAGATTGGCAGCCAGTACGACACATCGAGCCGCTGACCGCGGATAATAAAGTACATCTCGCGGCACAGCTCCGGCAGGCTGGCGCTCCGGCAGACCACGCGGTGCGTGATCTCGGCACGCTCAGCGTCACCGGTCAGCGTCTCCGTGCGCCCGCTTGTCGGGTTGACGGCAGCCCAGATTGTCCGGGCTTTGGTGTAGCAGTAGTCGGTCTCGCCGTTTGGCTGCTCCACCGGTGCGGCAAGCCATACTTCGGCGCGGTCGCGCAGATCACACACTCGTGTTGCCATCGCCCGCACCTCCAAATGCACAGACCAACTTGAGCTGTGTCAGCATGTGACGCACAAGCGGCGCTGTTGCAGCGTGCTCGGTATCGCTGTCGCGGCCATCGTACTGCCGCAGCGTCATGTCCTGTGCAATCAGATCGTAGAGGTTCTCGTGATTTTCGCGGGTGCAGCCTGCATTTTGCAAATACGCATCCACTGTGCCCAGGATAGCCTCAAGCAGACTGTCATCCTCGTCGTAGTCGATGCGGCAATACGCCTTGAGCGCTGCCAGCCGTCCTGCGTCGATCATACGACCACCGCCCGGAGTTCGGCCTCAGCGATAGCGATGGCTCGCTTGCGGGCGGTGTTCAAATTGGACACCGGCGGCTGCGGCTCTGGCTCTTGGCTCTGGCTCTGTGCAGCGATGTACGCCGCACGCAGCTTGTCCATATCGGGAACAGCTCCGCAAGCGTTGTAAATGTTGTTCAGATTGAGCGGCTCGCCCGGCTGCTCCTCGCCGATGATCTCGTCGATCAGACCGGCGTCAAGCGCCGCTCGGGCGCTGAGAAAGGTCTCGCGGTCCATCATGCGGCGCAGTGCGTCATGACTGGTCTTGCCGCCGACCTTGCTCTCATACGCCGCGATAATGCTCTCGGTGATGCTCTCGAGCATCTGTACGCTCTCGCGGTGCACGCCCTGATTGCCCTCGGTGACCGTGCTCGGCAGGTGGATCATCACCTGACCGACCGGCGAGCACGCCGCCGTATCCGCACCTGCCATCACGACAGACGCGGCAGAACCGGCAAGGCTCTGCACCTCGGCGCGGGTATGTACACCCTGACGGGACGCATTGCGCAGCAGGCTGTACATCTCAAAACCCGCAAAGACCGAGCCGCCGCCGGAGTTGATCTCCAGAACAAATTCCTCGTCTGCGGGATTTTCAGCAAGCGCCGACCGGATATCCGCCGGACAGGCCGCCGGGATACCCCACCAACGCAGGATAGGCGCGTCACTGTCGGCCACGATGTGACCGTTTAAGCTGAATCTCATGCCGTGCCTCCTTACAGGGTCTCCAAAACCTCAAAGTTTCCGAATTTGAAGGGGATTTCTTCCTCGGTCTTGGACTTCTTCTCAAACTTTGCGAGCGTGAACTCGTCAATCGTAATGTCGCTGTACGCAACACGCTCGGCCTTGCTCGTGCCCGGCATGGTCTGGCTGGTGATAATGGTGATGGTCGGCATCTCGCCGGACTTATACGCCGCAGCAATCAGGCTCAGCACATCACTGTCGATCTTGAGCGTGGTCAGCGTGCCCTCGCCCGAGTAGCCGTTATATACACGGTAAGTAGCCGGATCACCGCACACGTTGATATCCTCAAAATCACCGGAAACCTTGGCCTCAACCGACTGCAGCGTGGTCAGCTTTTTGCCGTTAAACCACGCGTGACCGCCGTTGCCGTGCATAATGCGATTGGGGTTAAATTCAGGCATCCTGTGCCCTCCTCTCTAAAAATGGGAAGGGCGGCAGCAGCGCCGCCCTTGTGTCAGTCCTTACGCAATGGTCAGAGATACCGCAGCAGCGGCCTCGGAGTCAAACACCTGTGCGTCCAGACGGGTAATCGCGCGGACCTCGGTGCTGTTGGTCTTCCATGCGTTGCCGCCGATGTCGGTCGATGCAATCTCGAGCGGCTGACGGCGGAACAGGGTCGCGTACTGGGTGAAATCACCGCAGTAGATCGGCGCCTTGCTGGTCGCGGTCTTGAGGATGCCGTTAGACACAACGGTAATGCCGCGGCCAAACAGCAGCTTGCCGGTCGAGCCGGTCGGATCAGGCTGCAGCAGCGGGCGATTATTGCCGTCCACCAGCTGGTCGAGGGCGTTAAAGCCATCCTGATTGGTCACAAAGTGTGCCGTCGCGGAGATCGCCGGGTCGAGCGTCTTGTTAAGCGCAGTCTTCAGCACCTTTACAACGTCCGTCTCGGTCGCGGCTGCGGCGCCGGTGTCGAGCGCGGCGAGCTTTGCAACCAGCAGGTTATTTTCGGTGATGACCTGCTTCTTCGCCAGCCAGCGCGAGATGTACGCGAGCAGAGCCTCGTCGGTGTCGCGCAGCAGGTCGTTGGATACCGGCAGGATCAGCGCGTAGTCCTCGACCTTGTACGCAATCTTGCGAAATGCCGGCTTGTCATCCTGCGGAATGTCGTCCATCTCGGCAATCTTAGTGAAGCCCTTGGTCGGCGCGGTGTCTACCACTCGCGAGCCAGACAGGAACGATACATTCTCGACCGCAAACAGGTCGGACAGCGGCACCAGAGAGCGGCGCAGCTCGTTAATACGGGTCTGGATGTCCTGCGGCACCAGCAGACCGCCGTCTGCTTCGACGCCCTCGGTCATGGCACCGGCGTTTTCGGCTGCCATGGCACGACGCAGAACGTCTGCGTTGGTCTCAAAGGCTGCACGCTGGCCGCGTGCCTGGGCGCGGATGCACTCCGCAAAGGCATGCACGCACTCGCGGCTGTTGACCGGCTCTGCCGCCGGAGGATCGGTGCCGCCGGTCGGCACGCCTTCCGGGTCTGCCGGTACATTTTCCTCGGCATCCATGATTGCCTTTACGCGGGCAATCTCCGCGTCAACGTCGGTGTTCTCTGCCAGCGCCGCGTCAAATGCGGTCTGATCACCTGCCGCGTCCGCCTGTCTCATGCGGTCTACAATGCCGCGCTTCTTAGCGAGCAGGTCAAGCAGTTTCTTCTTCATAGGTCTTGCCTCCTTAAAAATTTTCAAATGTCATTGTACCGATCACGCCATCGAGATCGGGAAAATCAGGTCGGTCATACTGTTGAGAATCTTAACGTCAGCGGTCAGATACACGGTGCGCTTGAAGGGATTGGCCTTCACCGTGTCATCGTCCCAGCTTTCCGCCTCCGTCTTGCCGGACGCCATCCAGGCCGCTCTCTGTGCATCTACATCAATGCGTGCAGCGTTGGCGAAATCCGGGTCGAGGATATTCTGCTGCATGAGCTGTCTAAAGTAGCTCATATTGAGCGACGACAGCAGGAGCATCTGATTGTCTCTGGTGTTGCGGTAGTTGCCGAGATAAGTACCACGGAACACGGCGGTGATATCGTCACGCATCATGTCCATGGCTTCCACGGTTTCGATAAATTTCATATCTTCCGTGCGGGTCTTGCCGTCCGTGGTGGTCATGCTGTTGATACCCTGTGCAATACGGACAGTGTTATCCTCGCCGTTGAAGAGGATAAACTTGCCCGTGCCGAGTGCCGCGTCATTATCGTCAACTTCTACGACCTCCGACAGATTGCTGCACTCGTAATTGGTGCAGCCGCGGGTAACGTTGCACACTGCAAAGATCGCCAGCAGACTCGGCAGATAGGTCACGCCGTCCTGCGTACCGCGATCATCCGTATAGGTGACGGACTCATTGACATAGTTAACAACGTGCATGTCATCCGGCGCAGTAGCCAGATTGTAGCAGACCGCCTTGTAAGTCTTCTTCCGGGTATTATCCTGGGCCTTAACCCAGGCAGCCAGAGCCGCACCGTCCGCCGCATTCTGCCCTGCAACGGCAATCCATCCGGTTTTGACGGTCTTGCCGATGGCCGCCAGCGTATCTGCCAGCGCACCGGACGCATCCACGCGGAAGATGTGCGCCTGATAGGGTGCAAAGCCCATCATGTCACAGATAGCGGCGTAATTGTCCGCCGTGTACAGGCTTTCGTCGGCCTGCGCGGCGCTCAGATCACTGTACTGCTTGTGGGTAAAGTCCTTGCTGGTTTCGTCGCGCACGATCAGGATCGCAATACCACGCTCACTGCGCTCGGCAAGGTCTCCCGCTCGCTGCTCAAAGTCGATTTCGATTTTAGGCATTGTTACTGCCATTATGGGGTCACTCCTTTCTGTTCCTCGCCGTCCGCTCCGTTGCGGCGGCGGCTCAGGTCCCGCCAATCCTCCAGCGGAACGTAATTAAGGCTTGCCAGACGGTCATCGCCGCCGGGCACGTCCGGCAGGTCCTCGAGTGCGCGGATATCGTCCACGCTGTACGCGCCGATCTCGCGCATGGATTTGTACCACGCAGCCCGAGCCGTCCAGTCTCCACGCAGCTCGCCCATCATGTTGCGGCGCAGCTGCAGGCCGCGGCTGCACTCGCTCTCAAGCAGCAGCTTGTGCGTGTCCTCCTGCTCGTGCTCGCTGACGATTGGGCTGAGCGTGCGCTGGATATACTCAATGGCCGCCTGCGTGTTGGCGGCATAGCTCTCCTTGCCCGCGCCGAGCTTGTAAAACGGAATGTTAAACAGCCGGGCAATGTCCTCGACGCTGGCAGCCTTACTCTCGATAAACTGCGCGTCACGGTTGGTTGCGGTGAGTGGCGTGTACTTGAGGCCGTTATCCAGTACCGCAATGCGGTAAGCATTGTCCGCTCCGGAGTGGATGCTTTCCCACTCGGCACGGATTTTGCTCTTGATGTCCACTTTCTCGCCGCCGATGGTGGTCGGCCTTGGCGAGAGGTCGGTGTCGGTGGTCAGGATGCCGCTCACCTGTCCGCCGTTGCGGTAGTAGTTGCTCTCGTACCGCTGCGCCTGCAGGGCCGCCTCAATGGTCTCGGCACCGCGGCGCAGATAGCTAATGCCCTCAAGGCCGTCTGTGCTGAATGCCTTGTAATGCAGCACATCGGTCGGCCAGAACTTGCGGTACTCGTTAGTCTTGGGGTTGATGCCGACATACCACAGCTTGGCGTTGGTGTCGAGGATTGGCAGCATGTAGCCCGGCGCGATCGGCAGCAGCTCCACCGGCTGTCCCCACTTGTCGCGCAGGATGAGCGCGTAAGCGTTGCCGTACGCAATGCGGCGGCTCTCCATCAGCTTGTGATAGTCAAACGCGGTCAGGGCCTCTGTCGGTCTGCCGGTCAGCAGCCGCACCGCCGGATGGTCGGGCACCCGCTCGCGGGTCTCGCCGTCCATCAGGTAGATCGGCATTTTCGCCACGCTGTCCGAGATAATCTCGATACAGGCGTTGACGGCAGGCAGCTTCATGGCCTGCATTTCTTTGCCGCCAAACAGGGTGCTGCCGCCCGTGCTCCATCCGGTCGGGTCGTCCAGCGTCAGCGTGGTCTGACCACGGATGCGGTGTAAAATCTTATCTGCGATCATTGCTGCACCGCCTTACACGACCATCAAAATCGACAGCAAGATAGCGAGCACACCGCCCGCGATTGCGGCCAGCGGCGGCCAAATCGTGTAGAGTCCAACCATAATAACAACCACGCCGCCCAACAGCAGAGCGTCAGACAGCAGCGCGACTACGATTTTCTTCATCATTCACTTTCCTCCTCTGTCGGTGCGTCATCCTCCGGCGCGTCAACCAGATTATCCAGCAGTGCACACTCGCCTGCCGTCGCAATGCCGAGGTACGCCATCAGCGCCGCACGGCCGTAATCGTCGGTGCCGTTGTCGCGCTCCCAATATTCGGTCGCCTCGCGCCAGGTCATAGTGCGGTGCTCCGCGTTCACACCGCTCGCAATCAGGCGGATATCCTCCACTTTGCTGATGTAGTCGATGCGTTTTTCTTTCTTTGCCATCTCTCTCACCCCTTTCCGAGCAAAAATTAAGAGCCGACGAGACAAATTGCTCGTTGGCTCTGGCTCTCAGGCTCTGGCTCTCTACC